CTAACATCATTTGCTGTGCCAGTTTCGTCTGTGTAAACAAGTTTTTGATTTACGCTGTCTGCGGTAAGTGTAGTAGTGGTTTCGCTTGTAAGATAACCTGAATCATTTGTAAATGTGCTAATATTAGTAGGTGTTCCGGTTAGGCTTGCGTATGCTCCATCAAAAGCATCTGTGATGCCATAGCCCGATATTGTAGTAGGTTTTCCTGACACATTAGCAAATGAAATACCAGTAATATATCCTGCATCATTTGTAAGTGTTGATATATTATCACTTGGCTGCACTGCGCTATCTGCTAGTGTGCCTTGAGCACTTGTAGCGGCGTCAGTAATGCCATAGCCACTTAGTGTGGTAGGAGTACCAGTTAAACTACTAAATGCAAAGTCTTGAGTAAATGTATTGTTAAATGTAATACTGTCTGCCGCTGCATCAGTTATAATGCTAATGTTGGTGCCGGCAATAAAAGTCAATAGGTCTGATTTTTGATCTGCTGCAACATTTGATTGTCCTACAACTGCTATTTCTGCCCAAGCGTTTTGATTAACTTCGCCACTGACTCCACTTGACGCTAACTGTGACCAACCTACTGTATCCAAATAGCCTTCAAACAAATTTAGTTGTGTATTAAATCTAAGCTGGCCAATTACTGGAGATGCTGGTTGCTGTCCTGTTGTGCCTGTTGGTATTTGAACTGCACCTGTTGCACTATCACGTGGTGCGATAGCGTCAAAGTTTGCATCCATTTCTTCATAAGTTAATGCAGCACCTTTGTCTGCTCGTTTTGTAATAGCCATACAGTATTTATTCAGCTATGTCGTCTATACCACTTATTCCTACATAACTTGTTTGTCTGTTGTCAACCAAACCAGGATTATTTTCTATGTAATCATTTTGCAAATATCCAAAAATACTTTTTTCTTCGTCAGTAAGTGGTGCTGTTACTGCATATGCTTGTGCAGTAAGTTGTGCCTTGAGCACAGGATCTGTTTCTGCCGCTGCTTGTTGCAATAAACCAGCAATGTCCGGGTTTGGAGGAAAATTAAATGTACCGTAACTAACTGCCATTTGCGTAAACATCTCCACTGCCTGTTTGAGCTGCATTAGGAACCCATGAACCGTGTCCTCCTGTAGCATCTCCTTGTCTATGCACAAGTTTACCTTCAGCATATACATTATCAGATGAACCAACTGCTGGATCACCGCACTGTGTTTTATCACCTACACGTATTACAGGTTTATTATTTGCATAAACAGTGGTTTGCCCGGCAACATAATTAAACTGGTGAAAAGGATTAGGAGTAGGACTAGCATGTCCTATGTGTTTATCTACTTCTGCCCTAACTACACCAGGCATGTTATCTCCTAAGCCATTTGAATCCCTGTGGTGCTGGTCATATATTGTTTTCCCATTTCGGGATCGGTTTTGCAAACAAACACCACTGCGCTCTTATTTAGCTGTAATTTTGCGTCCTGTGGAATAGTAAAAGCATATGGAGCCAATCCCATTCCTTGTTGTGTAGCCATAAGGGCCAGTGGTTTTAAAACAGTGATATGCTTGTCATTTTCTTCTACGAAGCGGGCAACAATTTCGTCTCCGCCTGTGGTTTTTAATGTAATTGTATCGTTAGTTTTGTATGGTGTTTCAATAATCATTTCCGTATCCAAATAAATTCATTGCTCTTCTATATCTATTGTTGATATATTTTCTTTCCGATTTTGTGGTATGTAATTCTGGGTAATCGTAATTGTTTTCCAAGCTGTATTTTGCGTTGTAAACTTTTGTTGTTAACAAATTTTGTAAAAACTTATCGTCAGGAACTGTGCCTAATTTCACCACTTTCATATCTGTCACATATTCGTCTGCAAGGTCATGCATACAATGGACCCAAAAATTAAAATCATGTTGTTTGTATGATTTTATACTATCAATTGCCCTAAATAGATCAAGGTGTACATTCATTGAGTATTTTCCTATATGACGATTTAACCTTTGTTGCGCCCAGTGTCGTGTTTCATCGAAATTTATTTGCCAATGTCTCCAGTAGTGCCAATAGCCACTATAAAACCGGTGAATAGGATGTCTAATGAGAAGATAAGCCTGCTCTTTTCTTTGATGTTTTATTTTATAATCATAGTATATAGGTTTAAAGGCATCTACGTTATTTCTTCTCATAAAATAATAATTAAAATTTGGATTATTCATTCTATCAATCAACATGGTGGTGCCACATTTATGAAAAAAGAATAGGACTCCTGATTGATTATTTCTGTCAAAAATATAAGCCATTATAGAGAATGCCCTGTTCCATTAAAACCTGTGTCCTCTACATACTTTATAAACTCAGTATAGCCGCCAATAACTTTGCCGTGTATCTTGATCTGTGGAAATGTTTTTGCATCTGGAAATGTTTCAAACACTTGTTCGCGCTCAAAGTCAACACCTAGTTGTTTATAGATAAAAGCATAACCTCTAGTTTCGCAAAAACTTTTTGCTCTGCTGCAAAATGCACAGTTTTCTTTGCCCCAGATCTCAATCATAAACTAAATCCTTTGAAAGTGTCTTCGCTCACATCTTGCTTGGTGCCACCTGATACATATGACGTAATTTCTGTCTCTTGCGGTGCCACTTGAACGTCTGCACCTGAGATCCATTTCTGTGTCCAAGGCAGCGGATTTGATTTGATGTTGTATGGTGACTTTAGATTTACATTTGTCATTCTACGTGTGCAAATAAATTCAATGTAATCGCTCAAAAGCTGTGTGTTAAGTCCAATCATTGAACCATCTTTAAACAAATACTCTGCCCAGGCTTTTTCTTGATCAACTGCATCAACAAACATTTGGATACACTCTGCTTCTGTTTCTTGTGCGATTTTTTCATAGTCTGGATCATCCTTCTTGAGGATCTTCAACAACATCTGTGTGCTTGCAAGGTGCAGGTTCTCATCTCGAGCAATCAGTTTGATAATCTTTGCGTTGCCTTCCATCTTCTTAAGTTCAGCAAACGCCCACGAACATGCAAATGATACATAGAAACGCACACCTTCAAGAATGTTCACACTCATCAATGTCAACCAAAGAAGTTTCTTCAGTTCGTATAAATCAACAACTTTCTTTTTGCCATTCACTGTATGTGTGCCTTCGCCTAGTAGATTATACCACATGCTATCTTCAATTAAGTCATCGTAATACTTTGAGATGTCTCCTGCACAATCAACAATCTCTTTAATATCCATAAGCTCATCAAATACTTTGCTTGGGTTGCTGTAAACATTACGGATAATATGTGTGTAGCTGCGTGAATGAATTGTTTCTGAGAACGTCCACGTTTGTATCCAGTTTTCTAACTCCGGCAAGGATACAATAGGAGCAAATGCTTCAACTGGGGCACGACCTTGAACACTGTCTAATAGAATTTGTCGTTTTAGATTACTTGTAAAAATATGTTGTTCATGTTCAGTAAGACTCTTAAAGTCTTTAGCATCTTTGTAGATATCAACTTCTTCTGGACGCCAAAAGAAACCAAGTTGCTTGTCAGTTAACCCATCAAAGCTCTTATACTTTAATGTATCATATCTTTGAATAGTTGGACCACCTGATGGATCTAGAAAAGCTAGAACTTTGGTGTGATCAGTTTTGTTCGTTGTATCAAAAACGCTCATGTGTGTATCCTTTTTTTATTTTGTAGCATAATTTATACTAGTTGTCAACTAGATTACGCATGTTTCGCAGTATTCATCTTCAACTGGTGCTGATTCAAGTTCTTGTAATGTTTCTTCGCCTACTAGTTTGTTTACATCTAGTTCGCCTTGTCCGTCATGTGTATTAAAGTAATACAGTTGTTTACCACCGTATTTATAGAACATTAGCATGTGTTGTAGCATGGTGCTCATAGGAATTTTTTCATCATCAAAGAACTGTGGATTATAACTTGTGTTTACACTGATGCCTTGGTCTATATACTTTTGTAACACTGCCATAATTTTTAAATAACCTTCTGGCGATACTTGATCCCACAGTAGATCATACTTGTTCTTAAGACGCTTAAACTCTGGGACTACTTGTTTTAGCACGCCATGTTTAGATTGCTTAACACTGATGTAAGCTCTTGGTGGCTCAATACCGTTAGTTGCATTTGCAATCTGCGCACTAGTTTCTGCTGGCATGAGTGCCATTAATGTGCTGTTGCGGATACCTGTTTCTTTTAGTTGCTTACGCAAGCCTTTCCAGTCCATACGTTCTTTATGTTTTACTAGTTCGTCTAAATCTTTTTTATATGTTTGGTTGGGTGTAATGCCTTGGCTGTATTTTGTTTGATCGTTCCATAGACATGCGCCTTGCTCTGCTGCTAGGTCTGCACTTGCTTTGATTAAGTAGTAACTCCATGCTTCTGCATACTCATCTACAAGTTCTAGGTTAGGATCTTGGTAGTTTGTGCTGTGCTTTGCAAGCCAATACGCAAAGTTAATAATGCCTACACCTAACGGACGTCTACCATCTGTGCTGTTTTTTGCTGCCAATACTGGATAGTCTTGATATGTTAACAATGCATCAAGTCCACGCACTGCCAGTGTGCATACCCTTTGAAAATCGCTTGGTTGCTTGATATTGCCCCAATTGATAGCACTCAATGTGCAAAGACTAATCTCACCTTCAGGATCATTAAGATCTTTTAATGGCTTTGTTGGTAAGTCGATTTCTGCACATAAGTTTGATTGGCGAATAGGAGCAACTTCAGGTAAAAAACTGCCATGATCATTTGCATTATCTACATTCTGCAGATAGATACGTCCTGTATTTTTACGCTCCTCCATAAACGCACTGAATAGTTGTGCTGCTGGAATAGTTTTCTTACGCAACCTAGTATTGCGTTCTGCGGTTTCATATAGTTCACGAAAACGGTTTTGGTCTGCAAAGAAAGCATCATACAAACCCGGCACATCACTTGGTGAGAACAGTGTGATATCACCACCAGTAATCAGTCTTTCATACATCAGCTTGTTAAACTGCACACCATAGTCCATATGGCGCACACGGTTTTCTTCTGTGCCTTTGTTGTTCTTTAGCACCAGCATGTCTTCTACTTCTAAGTGCCAGATTGGATAATAGATTGTTGCTGCGCCGCCGCGAACACCACCTTGTGAACAGCTCTTAACTGCTGCTTGAAACATTTTATAAAAAGGAATAATACCAGTGTGGTATGCATCACCTTTACGCACTGGTGAACCAATAGCACGGATTTTTCCGCCGCCAATACCAATACCTGCTTTTTGGCTTACATACTTAACAATACTGCTAGTAGTAGCGTTGATACTATCAAGACTGTCATCTGATTCAATAAGGACGCACGAACTAAACTGACGTTGTGGCGTCCTAACGCCAGCCATAACAGGAGTAGGTAAACTAATATCGTGTAAGCTAACTGCATCATAATAATCCTTTACCCACTTTAATCTAGTTTCTTTTGGATAGTCAGCAAATAGTGTAGCAGCAATCAACGCATAACACACCTGAGGTGTTTCAAAAATTTGTCCAGTGACTCTATTTTGCACAAGATATTTGCCACGTAGTTGTTCCATAGCAACATAGGTCAAGTTCTCATCACGTTCGTGTTTAACAAAACTGTTGATACGATCCCACTCGTCGTCATTGTAATAACCAATTAGATCAGGATCATAAAAGCCAAGTTCAATGTTGCGTTCTACAAGCTCTTTGATATGGCACGGCTCATATCCACCATACACTTCTTTACGTAAATGGTAATTGATAAGTCTACCGCCAACATATTGATAGTTTGGTGTTTCTTCTGATATAAGATCTGCTGCTGCTTTGATCAAAGTTTCTTGAATTTCGCTAGATGTAATGCCATTAAAAAACTGGATTTGACTCTTAATTTCTACCTCGCTTGGGCTAACTCCTGTAATATCATTACACGCATAAAAAACAACTTTGTGTAATTTTTCAACATCTAAGGCTTCTTTGCGCCCATCTCGCTTGGTAACTTGAATCATCTTTTTATCCTTCTCATTAGTTAAATAATTGGTATTTAGTAGTCACAAGGTATTTCGTAAATTGATTCGATAAACAGACTTTTTGGTAATTCATTTTCATCAATTATTTTCTCTCTATCGAAACCAATTACTTTATCTTGTATATGTAATAGGTAATGGTTACAAGATCTTTTGTTATCTTGTGTAATAGTTATCTTCATTGGCACTTGGGAAAAACGATCAGTTAATCTCAAAGTGTAACCAATTCCCAAAATATATCCAAAATCATCATATAGATTTTCATCAAGTAATTCCCAAGGATCGGGATAGGTATCTGGTGTGTAAGGGTCAATTCGGAAACTTGTAATTGGAGCCTTATTGTAGAGTTCTAATGTGCTTTGAAATGGATTGTCATCATTTTCTAATTTATTTCTAAAATCAAACCAGGCACGAAGCCGGTCCTGAACTTTCATGTCAAACATTTAATATTATGATCTAACTCTAAAATTGTAAACAAAACTATCGTCTGTAATTGGAATTAAGTTTTTGCAAGAAATAATAATACTTTCTCCATTGCCTACATCACTATCAATATCATCTGTTCTAGCACCAAATTCAAGGTCACTGACATATGCTGTGTCACCTTGGAATTCAAAAGTATGTGCCGTTGTTAAATTTAGTAATCTACTATCATAGTGCATTTCAATGGTTCCGGTTTGTCTTACAAAAATATCTGGGTCTGTGCCGTTTACTCTTTCACTATTATAAATGTAATCCAAGTAAACAACACCTTCATTATACAACGGTAATTTGATAATGTCAACCTGATCACTACCACCATCTTGTAAAGTGTTACCAATATTAATAGTATGACGTGTAGAATTTTTGTAGTCTACCTTGCCAGCAACTTCTGGAACATACTCTGTGTTTAAATAAGGATCAACAACCGTGCTATCGCCTGCACTTCTATGAGGAGACAATTCAATAGTTCTTTTGAAGTAATTATCTATAGCAGTATTATCTGAATCATTAGTAAATCTTACACATGGATATTCAGCATCTTCTTCGCTACCAATATTGTTGCCTACATTATAAAACCTGTTGTTATGAATGCTATTGTAATTGCCATTTTCGATATCAATACCTGTTTCATAAATTAAATCTAATTCACAATCTTCAATTAGGTTCCAACTTGGGCCTGTGGCAAATCCATTTGCTGCATTTAAAATGCCTTGACCCATACCCCAGCCAAACTTAGCAACACTAACTCTAATATTACGCCAAATGTTTTTATTAGCATCATGATTTGCTACCACTGTTTTAAAATGATTAAAAACAGTGATGTTTTCAAAAATGTTTTCTATACACTGTGCATTTCCTGTGCCTGACATTTTGAATGCTACATGAGCACTATCTGTTGCATTACCAACATCAACACTTGGACTGGTCCACAACCCTTCTAATTTAAGATCTGTAAATTTGCTTCTTGCGCATTCGTTTAAATCAAATGTTGCTGCCCATCTATTATTGCGCAATGTCATGCCTGAAACTTCAATATGTCTTGCTTGGGTAGTATTGCTGCTAGTCACAGGAACAGTTTGTGCTAATCCAGTGTATACACCAGGTGTTGCATTACCATTAACAGTTGCAAACATTGGCTTTGTTGAAGCCGTGACACTATCATCACTGTTGGTAATCAAAATAGTTTTATCTACTCCATCACCTATTAAACGAACCAATGGTGGAATATATATTGTAGAATTAACTGTATATTCACCAGCTGGAATTTTAAGTGTAACTTTTTCATTTACTACCAAAGATCTAAGATATAGTGCATCTATTGCTGCTTGTATTGCTGGAGCGTCATCAGTGCCTAAACCATCGCCAACTGTGCCAAAATCAATAACAGTAGTAAACTGATCCAATTTACTTTGCAAACTTTGTGTAGTCTTTGCAGTTGCTCCCCAAAGGTTGCTGGATGTTTTGTAGATGTATTGATCGGCTAAACTGAAAAGATCACTGTGTTGTGTAAGAATTTCTGTATTACCAACTGCTGGGGCGCCTTCTGATACTGCGCCATTACCAATATACATTTTTTGTGTATCAATTGCCCAGCCTATTTCCCCACTGGCTAATTGTGGAATACCAATATTTGTAAGTTCTCTACCACGTCTATTTTGAATACGAGATATCTGCACAATGGCCATGTTTACTCCTAAGAATTATTTTAAGTATTTAGCCAAACTTCTCATAGTATTGGTAGACACGCTTCCACCATTCTTGTTCCCAATCGTCAAACTCATCAGGCCACAAATCAAACTGTTGATATTCCCCAGCACGACTACACATAAAGATATGTCCTTCACGTATACTTGTGCCATGGACTTCATTATGTGCAATAGCATATGCTGTGAGTTGTAAGAAGTAATCCTCAACCCATTCCAGTTTTTTAGGCTTGTTAGTCTGTTTAAAATCCATTATACACGGATTGCCTTTATATACACCAACAAGGTCAGTAGTGCCTGCATACATTTGAGGAACATAGAGTGGAACTTCGCTGCCCCAAATTTCATCTACATGATCCATTGCATTCATTTTAATTTGCTCTGCCATCATGTGGGCTTGCTGTGCATAAGGATTGCCGCCAGGTTGTGGCCATTCTCCAAACTCAATGTAGTCTTCTAGATACTTGTGCATCCGTGTTCCTACACCTGCTGCTTCAGTGGTAATTTCTTGGGCTTTCTTTTCGCCTACACGCCGTCGCCATTCAATTAGATGTGTTTTGTCTTTTGTTTCACTTAGGATTGTTGTAACACTTGCTACTGGAGGGCCACCTGGTGTTTCATAGCGGCGCTTTCCATTTACTTCTACTCGCTTTAACCGCTCATAGGAATACTTGTTTTTAATTAAAGTCATATTATATTATAATAGGATCAGGACCTTTTGTCAAGTTATAAATCCTTTAGGTCAACTGCTTTCTTAGCCATCTTACTTACTGTGTCTTTGTCACGTGGTTTGGCGTCTAAATCATCTACTTCACTGGTCTTCAAAACAACTTGTCCTTGTGTGAAGTCTTTTATAATTTCATTTACTCTTGGATCACTATCATATGCTGCTTTTAATGTGTCATAATCAAACTGTGGCATACCCATGTTTTGCATGTATTCATTCAACTGTTCCATAGTGAAAGAGGTTTGTCCTTTGTCTTTCAACAAAGTTAAAACTTGATAGAGCTTGTCAGTTGTTACTGCTTCAGTTACTTTTTTTTTGAAAGAATCTTGCCTAGCTTGCGTGGGTCAACACTTTCACGCTTTTCTCTTTCGTCTGGCATATCGCCACCGGCTGCTGGCTCTGCTGAATCAAAGTCGTCACCTGCGTCCATATCCATACCAACGTCACCTTCGTCTGATCCATCATCCATATCGTCAGTTGGTTCCATGTCCATGTCATCCATGCCATCGTCACCCATCATAGGAGTATCAACTTCACCAGTTAATTGACCTACGCCGCCTGTAAGAGCATCACGTGTAACTTCCATTGCACTATACATACTATCAAGAGCAGGTTTTACAGTTGCAACAAATGCTTCTGATTTTTCTGCACCCATTTCATCACGGATAGCATCTGCTAGTTCTAGCATTGATTCTGTTTGCATTTCAGCAGTGTCTTCCATCCAACCAGTAAGACGGTCCACCATTTCTTTTGCTGCCATTACAAGTTCTGCTTGATCTTCTGCACCTTCGGTGACTTGAGTTTCTTCAATTGCTTCTTCTTCAATGTCGCCACGCTCTGAAATTTCTGCATTTAATACGTCCAACATCAATTTTGTTTTTTGATATGTTTCATTGTGAACTTTATCAAAACTTTCGTTGGTTTCTACATTGAACAATCTGGTTCTAATTTTATTACGAGCATCCTGTAGTTGCTCAAGTGTAAACTTTTCCAAATTAATTTTAGCGCCAAAACGCTTTGCAAGACTTTCATTAAGTGTCTTTGCTGTTACTGGTTGTGCAAATTCTGAAATAATCATAGTTTTTTCCTGTGATGGTTTATACTTTTATTTATCACTATTGTGCTAATATGTATGATTCTAGAACACGATTTTCACGTTCAAGCATGTCTTGTGCTAGTTCTAACCGTGTTTCAAGTATAAATTTTTTATCTTCGTCGTTAGTTGTGTTAATTATATGTTGATAATGCACTGCATCGTTCAAATGTTTTGCAGCTCTTTGGTCACGCTCTTGTAAATTGTTGTATGCATGTCCAACATTATGTGCTTTTGCTATTGCGATTGCGCCATGCTTGGTGTTTGCAAATTCAACAATGCTATTGCTTTCAGCATCAATAATAACAAAGCCATGTCTTTTGCTGTGTCTGACTATAGTTTTGCCAATATGAATTGCTTTACCTTCTTTATACGGTAATGTATATTTTGGTAATATTTGATCTATTAAATCTTTAAGTTGATTTGCTGCACTATTGAGGTTTGTCATTTCCTACCACCAACACGGCTCCCTTGTAGTTAACTTTAGAAACAATACTTTTCCTTACTAAGTTATTCAATACAACCTGTTCACGTTCAGTAAAAATATCAATATAACAGGGATTTTTCAACCTGTCAAGTAATTTTTTTTCTTCGTTGGTTGTATAGATAGTAAAGTCTGATATTAATTCATTCAACTTCATTGTGCGGCTGCCCTTTCAAGATCCTGCTTTTTATATGTCATTTTTCTTGGTTCGCCCGGTTTGGCTGTTGGATCTTCAATTTCTACATCGTCACCTTGAGTTTTTGTAACTTTATAAGATTTCTTACCGCCTGGTGTGTTTGTTGGTAGGTTAATAGATTTACCTGGTCTAATATTTGGATTGGCACCCATTGGTTGAGCACCTTGTGTTTTTTGTGCTGCACCTGGTTGAGTTGGTGCTGCGGCTTGTGGCTCTGGTTCACCTAAATTAGGTTGTGTGCCAACTTTAGCATTTGGATTATTTGTAGGTTCTTCATCGTCGTCGCCGGCTACTGCATTATATGCTCCTTTTGCCACAGCGCCAACACCTTTTGCCACAGCGCCAACACCTTTAGCAACGCCCTTTGCTGCAAGTTTACCAATACCTAGTGCCGCCTTGCCTGCAAGTCTGCCTGTGCCGCCAAGTGCTGCTCTTGCAACACCTCCTGCAATCGCAGGTATGAGTGGAAGTATTTCGTCCATTCTTTCTTCTTCAGTTGTGAACTCTTCGTATCTCATTTGCGCTTTCTTGGCTTGGGCCTGTTTAGTTTATATACACGCTTAGTGGTTGGTCTGCTAGTTGTTCTTGAACGTCTAATCGCTTGTAGACTGCTTTTACTTCTTCTTGTCCTTTTTAAACGTGTGCTTTTTGTTTGTGAAGTTGGAGTTGCGCAGGTGCTAGGTTTAGCAACCACTCTGCCTTTTTTAGGACCGCTGGTGCAACGATACTTGCGTTTAACACCGCCTTTACTATCTCTGGCCCATACCTGTTTGTAGGCTTCTATGATCTCTGCAAACTTCATCTTCTTTTATTTAACTGCTTTAATCTTTTACTTGCCGGATTAGTACGTTTAGTTCTCTTTGCTTTTCTTGCCATTCTACTGCCTAACTTGCGTTTGGTTTGTTTTAATCTTACACTGGCTTTGATATTCAAGGGTGCATAACATTGTGACATTTTAGCAACCACACGACCTTGACGTCTTCCGGTTGTGCAACGATACTTACGAGTCACAGCTTTTCCGCTACGTGCCCATACTTGTTTTTCGTCCACAGGTTCTTCGTATAGATCTCTTAACAACATATGTTATTTATCAGTAAAATTAGAGTTGAAGTATAATTACAACAATAGTAGAAAGCAAACCTGCAACTATTGTGCCAGCGGCACCTATTATAACTTTGGTAAGACTGCTTTGTCCTGCTGCCATTTGTTCTGCAATGCCATCTAGTTTATGCTCAACGGTGCTTAGACGCTTTTCAAACTGCTCATAACGTAGTGCGCACAGATCAACGTGTGCTTCTAAACTTTCTTTTTCTAATGCAGATGTCGACATTCATTACTCCATATGTTAACGACAG